TTCAATCTTAATTCTAAATTATTTACAATATTAGTAAAATCAAAGTAGTCCGTATATGTAATGGATAAAGGATTTTGAGCGGTATTTGTATATAGAGAAGTTTGAAAATAATTGGCAAACGGATTTTGTTGATTATAGGTAAATCCAGTATAAGCAACACTATTGGAGTCTAAAAAATCAATATAGAATGCCAACTCTTTATCTGCTGGGGCAGACCCTACATTCCGACAATTCAAACTAATTTGAATTGCCCAAGTTCCATTTAAAAATTGAGAAGGGAATGTTATTGGATTAGTAGGAGTAATAATTTCCCAAACATTAGGAGTATTATAACTAAAATTTCCATTCCATTTATTAAAAAATGTTATACCCATAGGATAAGTATTCCAAGTTATTTGAGGTGCCGTCATAACAATATTACTACTATTTAATAAAATATCAGTAAATGCGGTTAAAGCAATATCCTCTGCCGTAGAGGTTAAAGTAATATCGGCAGACGCTAATGCGGTAATAGTAGAACTTGGAGCGGTCAATTGAATATCTCCAACATTACTATTTAAAGTAATTGTTCCAGTTGTAGTAGTCAATCCAATATCAATATTACTATTTAAATAAATAGAATTTCCATTACAATTAAATTCAATATCGTCAACAGAAGCGGTAAAGTTCATTCCAGTATTAGTAGAATTCATTAGAATTCCTCCGTCGCCAGTTATAGTTAAAGAATTACCATTTGTAGAACTGATATTATCAACATTCGTAATAGAATTTGAGTTCATATTGAAATCGCAATTTACGTCCAATCCAGTACTCAAAGTAGTTGTTAATCCAGTTGAGGCACTGATTCCTACATAAATAGGAGTTGCTGTATTCAAATCACCAGCAATCGTAATAGAAGTAGGATTGATTTCAATAGCAGAAACACCATTAGAAGAATATCCTAAAAGTGTTTGAGGAACTAATCCAGTTTGAGCGTTAGTATTTATTGGAGAAATAGACATATTATATATCAAGATTATTATTATACTACATATATATTCATTGTTAAACTTGTATTAAGTAAAGAACTATCAGTTGAAGAAGTAAAAAAATACCAAAAATTATTACCAGCAACTGGGTTATTATAAGCATAATATATATCTGTTAATCCTCCTTGAGTAACAATTTGGGCAGATAATACATAACCCCAATAATTAATTCCATTTTGTGAAAAAGGTTGAACCGCACCAGTACCAATTGTTGTAGTATAAAGACCTTGAATATCTAATGTTCCGCCAATTGGAACTGATTGAGTAGGAGCAGTAATATTGGTATATAATGAATAATTGAATGAATATCCAAATGGAGGAGTAGGATATGAAGAAATAGGAAAATTGTTATCTGGAGCAGAAATCCAATAAGTTCCAGTTCCTTCATTTATATCAAATCTACTTCCACCATTTCCAGTGTTTATTGAAACAACTTGAATACTTGAAGAAGAAATTACGTTTTTGACAAAAGCAGTTGTTGCTATTTGAGTAGAATTATCCGTTGATAATGCTGTTGGTGCGGTTGGAATTCCAGTAAAAGTTGGACTTGCTAATGGAGCAAAATTACCACTAACAAAAGCAGTTGTTGCTAATTGAGTAGAACTATTAGGAAATGTTGCTGTTGGAGCAATTGGGATTCCAGTAAAAGTTGGTGAATTTTTAGGAGCAAAACTTGTAGCAACAAAAGAAGTTGTTGCCAAGTGAGTAGAACTATCCCCAGCAGTTGGTGTTGGTGCGGAGGGAGTACCAGTAAAAGTTGGTGAATTTATAGGGGCATAATTTAATAATGTTGTAGCAGTTGCTATTTGAACTCCTCCTCCATTAGTTGGTGAAAACCAAGGGTTGCCACCATATGAAACATATTGACTATAACCAACTGGTGTTGAAGGAAAACTTCCAGTTATATTAGTAAGATTTATAAAACCAGTATTAAAATAATTATCACCAGTAAAAGTATTATTACTTGCTATATTTGAATAAAAATTTGTTTGGTTGGCATTAAAAGAAGCAACTAATACTGGAGCAGTTGTATTATTACAATTATAAATATTTAATCCACTTATATTTGACCCCCCCGCTTGTTGTCCGTAGCAAATTAAATCAGTTTCACCTTGACCGCCTCCTCCTTGTTGATTCCATATAATACCTAAACCACCAAGTAATCCAGTTGAAGTAGTAGGCAAAATTGAAGGAAAAATAATTTGAGAACTACCACCTCCATTTAAATTTATAACTCCTCCATTTGAAAAACTTAATGCTGAATTATTCATTACAACAGATTGAGTATCAAAAGTTTGTGTTGTTGCTGGTGATTGAAAAGTATTATTTATATTGTTAGAAACATTACCTCCATTTGCGATTGCTACACCATTTGCTGAAACGACCGAACCTAAAAGATTCACATTTATTCCACTTGACGCTGAATTTGAACCTATTTCCAAAGTATTTCCATTTAAGGTAATATATCCAGTAATATTTGTTGGGTTAGTATCAGCACTATCTACAAAATCTAAATATGAAATTCCAGTAATTGTTCTTTCTATACCAGTACCTCCTTGTCCTCCAGTTCCCCCATTTAGAGATATTGTATCGCCACTTGTTAAACCACTTGGGAATATATTTGATTGACTTCCTCCTCCACTTGAAGTAGTAGTTCCAAAAGATTGAGGAAAAAATAAAGGATTAAAAACTGGTAAAGGCGGTATATATGTTGGTGGCGGATATGCTATTCCAGAACTCATTAGTATAATATTACATAATATTTTCTTTTCTTTTATTAAGCGAATGCCTCCTAAAAAGACGAAAATACCCAAAGACGCAATAACTGAAAGCGGTATGATTAACTTTTACAAAGTTATGCCCAAAGATTTACTTGTAGAACCAAAAAATCCTAATTATCATTTACATAGATTTAAACTGCCTTTTCGTGCTTGTGTGGTTGCTCCCTCTGGAAGTGGAAAAACAAACTGGTTGATAAACTTTATTCATTTGTGTTGTCAAGGGTGCGACGGAACATTTGCCGACATTACAATCATAACTAGGAATAAAGACGAACCTTTATACAACTACCTTACAACTAAAAGCGACCAGATACAGATAAAAGAAGGACTTTCCAACCTTCCACCGCTTGATAAATTTGATAAAAAAGAAAATCATTTAGTTGTTCTTGACGATTTAGTACTGTCAAAAGATTTATCTCCAGTAGAAAACTATTATATAAGAGCAAGAAAATTATCTGTAAGTGTAATATTTATCTCCCAGTCATATTATTTAATTCCTAAAATTATAAGGAACAATTGTAGTTATTTAATTTTGCTCAAATTAAGTGGAGATAGAGAGGTTTCTATGATATTGAAAGAGAGTGGTCTTGGTTTATCCAAAGAAGAATTATTAGCAATATACGAACACGCTACAAAAGAAAAGTTCTCACCTTTGATTATTGACAAAGAAGAAGACAAGGACAAAAGATTTAGAAAATCTTTTTTAGAAATTTTAAATCCTTCAGACTTTTGTTAAAACCTATAAACTTTATTATATTTACTTTCTTTATAAAAATAAAATTGAATTCGTTGTTTAGGAAAATATTAATTATACGATTAATATATGTCGCTCAAAGAAATACTTGCTGAACGAAGGTCTTCCCTTTCAAAATCTTCCATTACTACTTACAATTCTATTCTTACCAATTTATATAAAAAAATATTTGGTGAAGGAGAGATACATTTGAAGAACTTTGAAGAAACAGATAAAATTATTGATTTCTTAAAAGATATAAGTCCAAACAAAAGAAAAACAATCTTATCTGCTTTGGTTGTTTTGACAGACAATAAGAAATATAGAGAGTTAATGTTAGAAGATATTTCTCATTACAACAAAGATATGTCTCACCAAGAAAAAAGTGAAACTCAAAAAGAAAATTGGTTGAGTGAAGAAGAAATAAATGAGACTTATGATAGGTTGAAAAAAGAAGCGGATTATTTGTATAAGAAACCTACTCTTACTATGGGAGATTTACAAATTATTCAAGATTATATTATTCTTTGTTTATTAGGTGGAAAATATATTCCAGTAAGAAGAAGTCTAGATTATGTGAATATGAAAAAGGGCGGACAAATTATAAAAGATAAAGATAACTATATTGATTTGAAGAAAAATGAAATGATATTCAATATCTTCAAGACGGCGAAATATTATGGAAAACAAGAATTACCTCTTCCAAGTGATTTGAAAAGAATATTAAATAAGTGGATTAAACAATCACCTCATACTGATTATTTATTATTTGATAATAATTCTAATCCTCTTACTTCTGTTAAACTCAATCAAAGATTTGAAAAAATATTTGGTAAGAAGGCAAGTACGAATCTACTTCGTCATTCTTATCTTACTAAATTATACGGACACCATATTGAAGAGAGTAAGAAAATGGATAATACTGCTACTGCTATGGGTACAAGTTCCCATATGGTAAAGGAAGTTTATATTAAGAAATAATCTATTAATTTTATTAATGTTTATAAGATACAAGAAGAATATTTTATAAACTATTTTATAGAATGAGAATTCTAAAAAGTCTTGACGAACATATCATACGATTTGTGAGTATTTTTTTACGAGATTATATTTTTCTACAAATTAAAAAAATTGATTTAAAAATTTAAGACAAGAAAACTCTTACAAAAGCAAAATGTATCAAGACCAAGAATCAAGTATTGTTAATTATTTTAAAATGATTGCTGACATAGCAATTGAGAAAGATACAAATTTTAATGAAAGAGAAATACCATTAATAATTACACAAACAATTAAAGTTAGTAATTATTTTCCTTTAATACCGCCAAATTTAGTTTCCGTAAGAACTTCTTCAAGACACGGACGAGGTGTATTTGCCAATCAAGCAATACAAAAAGGTGAAATTGTCTGTTTATATCCAGCAAATTCTGTATTAGTTAGTATTGAAAATGGAATGGAAGGGTGGTTGTCTTATGAAAAAGATAATATTACAGATAATAATTATTCAATGAATATACTTGAAGATAAACAAATAAGTGGAGACCCAACAAAATATACTTCCTTGTTTTCAGCACATATGATTAATGATTCTGTTTCTTGTGAAACAATTGAAGAATTAAAAGATATTCATTCAAGATTTGATACTTGTGATTATACTGAATTTGGAAAAGGAATAAATAAATATTTATTGGAAACCAAAAAAAATAGTAATGTTGATTTAATACCTTCAAAACATATGTGTTATGTTAAAGCAAGTAAAAATATTCAACCCAATGAAGAATTACTTACCAGTTATGGTTTTCCTTATTGGTTAAATGGAATTGATTGGAATTCAAAATATGCTATGTATTTAGCAAATATTAATGAAACTCAACGAAATTTATTTATTAATTTATTAACTGAAACTCATATAACTCACTGGTTAAATTAAAATAAATATAACGACCTTCGGTCGTTTTATTTATTCAAGAAACCGAAGGTTTCAATATCCAAGTGTGAGTAAATCTTCCATAATTTCGTGTGCTTCTCGTTTTGGTATTCTTCCACTATTTTTTAATCTCAATAACAAAGTTTTCAATTCTTTGACAATTGTTGGATTGTTATTACCAGCAGTTATTTCTCCACTCAATATTTGTAATCTATTCATATCTTGTTCTTCTTTTGTTTTATCTGGCGTGGGTACAAGTAATCTTTGGTCAATTTTACAATGTTTAACCACTTTATTTAATAATTCTTTTTCGTGTGTTGATAATTCATTTATATCTTCAAAAGAAGGAGAACCAGTGCCAGTTAAGGTAATCAATATCTTCTTCAATCTTCCACCAATTGATTGTCTTGGTAGTTCATTAATTATATTGCCACTGCGACGACGAATCTGTAATATACCACCAAGAAGATTATGTTGGTGAAGTAAGTGTTTTCCAAATTCAATATAAGAAGGAACTCGTTCTACCTTATGAGAAGTATCCACCTTTGGTTTCTTTGTATAAACCGCAACTGCCGTTGCTACACCTCGTCCCATAATTCTTGGTCTGCCAACTTTTCTTTTTATACCAGTACCAGTTTCTTCTCCTCCTTTTTTTATTTGTTCTGCGGTTGGTTCTAATGGTTCTGTTCCACTTGATTTGCTTTCTTGTGCTCCAGCAAGTGTTGATTTTTCTCTTTGTTTTCGTAATCTATCATAAAAATCTTCTACTATGTTTGATATATTAGTTTTATCATAATTTTTTTTTCTTAAACCACTGAAACTCCCAGCAACATTATAATTAATTCTACTTTTATTTATAAATCTTTTACCAATTAAAACACTTAATATTATTTTTTTATCTCCAAAATTTAATCTTTTATATTGTTCATAATTTTTTGTATCTTTAAAAATTTTAGGTAATTGTGGTTGAGGAGTATCTTTAAAAGTTTCTGTCGTTATATCACTTACAGTAGAAGAAGGACTTTCTTCTTCTTCTTCGCTTTCGCTTTCTTGACTTGCTTTTGGTTTTGGACTTTTACCTATAGGTGTAGAAACTATAGTATCAAATTCTGCTTCAATATCTCTTAAATCTTGTGTAAAACTGGGTTGTATCATTGATAATTGACCTTGAACTTGTGTTGCTAAATAATTCGCTTCTTGAGGACTATTACCTAATTGACTTGCTATTTGTGCTTGTTGTGTTAAATCTACAATCGTACTTTTTGGAGGTATATTTTCCATTACTGCTTGAAGGTCTTTTATTTGTTGCTCAAATACTAATGGGTCTGTTGTTCCTCTTATAGACATTTCAGTTGCTAAACTATATACAGTTTGTGTATCGTCTTCTGCGTCCCCTATCATTTGACTTGCTCTTCTAACTTCTTCTGTTTGAGGAAGTGAAGAAAATACATTTTTCAATAAAGCAAAATCTTGTTTTGTTGGTAATGTTGCTTGTATATTTTGTAATAATCCTTGAATATTTGTAAGAAGTTGATTAGATTGTAAAACAGCAAGAGTAGATACACCAGCGTTCAATGATAACGCTTGTTTATAATTATTCCAATAACTAATAAATGCTGGAGCAGTTATTCCTAAACTCCACTTGGGTTTGATTTCAGCAATGATTTGAGGAAGATTATTCAATAAATCAAGAATGTCATTTCCGTGGATTTGGTCAATAATTTGATTCGCATTTGCTCCGTCTGTTATTTCTCGTAATCCACTTAATACTGCTACTCTCGCTTTTTGTTTATCAGCGTACTTTTCTGTTATTGACCTCGTATCCAACAAAGCAGTAATAGAAGGAGGCAAAACACCAGTTTGCTTGAAGATTTGATTGGCATTGTAATTCATAAGATTATTACTCGTCTCAAGTTGAAGATTCTTGAGATATTCATTCTTAACCGCATTTCTATCTGTTTGAGATTTTGTAAATTTTGGGTTCATATAATTATTAAATTATTTTTTTTTCCTAAAAAATAATTTAATTATCCATAATAGGAATTTTATTTAATTGTGTTTCAGTTAATTCGTCGTTTAACATACTTTCCTTGAAGATTAATTCAGTGTATGCTTTGGTTTCTTTTTCTAATTCCTCTTCATTAGAAGGTCGTACTGCTAAATTTTTATATTTGGTATTCAAGAAGGGGAATATTTCTTCTTGGCATACAAAATTGAAATCTTCAGTAATTTTCTTATCAAAGTCCTCTGTTAATGCTCTAATATATCGGTTCAACTCCTCATTAAATAATCTTTTTTGTTTTGGTTCTAAACTTTTAAAAGAAGTCATAGGGTCGTGATTTTGTCTTGACATAATGATTACTTGAAGTTGTTGTGAATAGTGTTTGAAATTGTCTAAAGTGAATTGAAAACTTCCGCTCATATAATTCTCAAGATTTTTTGGAGAATTTATAAACGCAAAATTAAAAAATAGTTTTGTATATTCTTCTTCTTTGACTTATAAAAATTAATAATATTATGTATTTATTAATAAAATTGATTTAGAAAAAAGAAATTATAATAATACACTAAAAGACAAATGGAAGAACTCATTGAATTAATTAAAAGTGATTATAATACTCCTATTAAAATAAAAGTATTAATGAAATTTGTAAATGATATGGATACTCATTCAAGACAATATTCTTGTGAAAGAGATTCAATTAGTTTGTTTAGTATTATGACTGGACGCAAATTAGATAATTATGATTTACTTCTAAAAATCAAACAAGGAACTTCACCTTTACTTAATATGGTACATAACTTATTTCGTGAAAAATATCAAGATTTATTTGAAGGTGATTACAGAGATAATCTACATAATCCGCTTTCAACTCACAAACAATTCTTATGCGATTTACTTAAGATATTAAAAAACCTATTAGAAAATACAGAAGAATATAAATTGAAAATGGAACAAGAAAGAATGAAAAAAGAAGAAGAACGAATGAGACTTCTTATGGAAGAAGAAAAAAAAATACAAAAGTTAAAAGATTACGCTTTGAAAATAAGATTACGAAAAACAGAACAGATACCTTGTCCCAATTGCGGACAAATGAAATCAAGAGGTAATATGGCAACTCATATGACTATGAATGTTTGTAAAAATTTTGGAAAAGAAATAGAAGTAAGAAAAAAAGGATATTTTACTTGTGAATATTGTGGAAAAGAAGAAAGAAATACAAATAAACAAAACCATTTAGCAACTAAAAAATGTATGAGAACGAGAGGCATTGATTGTTAATTGAATATATATATTTGTTGTCTTCAAGTTTTTACTTTTTATTAAAGTATATAAGTTATTAAAGTCTATAATGAAAACAAAGAAAAATTATAAAGTAAATAAAAAATCTCAATCTTTAATTGAGATTTTTTATCAAATCGCCGTAGGCGATAAATTTCATAATTCAAAGTTTATGAAATTTACAAATCGTCCTCGTCCGTTTCTACTTCAAAGTCTTCAATATCACTTATTACATTATCCATATCTTCCCTCTCGTATATCTCATATCTTATTTTTTTATCCAATCCTCTTTTGGTGTCAGTATCTATGAAAATCAAATGTTTTATAAATAAAAAAGTATCATTTGCTGATTTCATTTCATTTCTATCATATAATTCACTTTCAACTACTTCGTGTAATCTATCTTCCCACCTCAACATTTTTGTGTTCTTTTTATCAAATTCAATATTATTTCTGTTATACAACAATTTTTTATAAGAATTTCTTACACAATTGGGCATATCAGTATAATTTTTTATGTTATTGTAGAAGACCCACTTGGGATATGCTGGTGAGAATTCGGTTTCAATCATTTTATATATACATAGAGAATTATCCCTAAACTCTTCCTCATTATATGAACGGCAGTTTTTTTTACGCCTTGCTTTCTTATATTTCTTATGCGTCATTTTTATATTTAGAAAATCTTTTTTATTTATATAATGGGAAGTTTATCAAACACTCAAATAGAAGATTTAGCAAAACGAATGAATATTCCTCTTGCTTTCTGCGATTTTAAGGACTTGCTTAAATATGAAAAACTTCAACACAATAAACTTTATATTATTAATTTGGAAGACGAATTAGACGAAAATGGAAAACCAAACAGCGGTTCGCATTGGACTTGTTTTCAATCTAATAAGTATCCTAATGGCAAAATAGAAAATATTTATATGGATTCAATGGGTTGTCCTAGTCCAATAGAAGTACAACAATTTTTAAAAGAAAAAGAAGTTCCATATAACAAGAAAAATATTCAAAGTATAATCAGTGATATTTGTGGGTATTATTGTTTAGGTTTTGGGCATTTTATAAATTCTTTTCCTCAAAGAACTGGAGATTTGTATAACGATACAAATATTTTCTTGGATTTGTTTGAAGATTTAGATAAATCTATGGATTTTCTAAAAAATGAATATATGCTTAAACATTTTTTTCGTTCTGCTAATCCAAAAGAAAGAATACCAGTGAGTATTGAAAATAAAATTACTGGTGGTAATACAGATAGTATTAATATTCCAGTTGATACTAATATTATATAATTTATTAAAGTTTATAAGATTACTGAAAGAAAAATATCAAAGTATAATATGCCAAGAGTGAAGTATGATAAATATATTTCTCCAATAGAACATTGCGTGAAAGACGAGCAAACAAGACCAGTGCCACAATTTCATTTTACGAGACATTCACATACAACTCATACTTCTAATTTTAATCCCAAAGTTTCTTTAGGAAATGTTCCACTAATGCTTCACCAAATGGATAGTAGATTACCTATTATGTCCGCACAAGTTAGACACGCATTAAGCAATAATCCTTTGTACGAGCGTTAAAACATTTCAAACGACCTTTGGTCGTTTCAAATGTTCAAGACGCTTTATTAGGCGACATAGTCGCCTAGAAAGCGTTAAGAAACATATATTATTTTATTGATTAATAATATATGTCAGTTTCTACTATCATTTTGAATCAATCAAATATTGTGAATCTCAATAACGGAAACAACCAATTGGTATTCAAGTTTCCCAATTCAGTTCGTCTGTCAAATCACGCTCTCGCTGTTTCAAATATTAGTATGTATTATTCTTGGTATAACATATCTGTTGCTTTGAATAATAATATTTTTCAATATACTTGGAGTTTAGACGGTACAACTGTAAGTTCCACTTTTGATATAGTTATTCCTAATGGAACTTGGAATATTAGCGATATAAATGGATTTCTTCAAAGTCAAATGATTAATAACAATACTTATGCGATTGACGCAAGTGGGAACTATGTATATTATTTAGAAATGGTAGTGAATGCCGTTGAGTATGGTATTCAATTGAATTCTTTTGCTGTTCCAACTACGGCAACAAGTGGTTGGACTTACGCATTTACTTTACCAACTGTTTCTTTTACCCCTCAATTTATTATTCCAGCGAATTTTAATAGTATTATAGGATTTCAACCAAATACAACTTTTCCTTTAACAATAACAAATGCTACGAATCAATCAACTATTTCTACTCAAGCACCAGAGGTTCAACCAAATCCCACACTTTTTCTTACTTGTAGTGGTATATCAAATCCTTATACTATACCTTCTTCCATTATTTATAGTATTACGCCAAATGCCAATGTTGGCGACCAGATAGTTTTTACGCCTCCCCAACTCATATACAATAAAGTCCTTGAAGGTACTTATGACAGACTTGTTGTTGGTTGGTTGGGAAGTGATTTACAACCCATTCAAATTCTTGACCCAAATATGACAATTACTTTAGAAATAAGAAATACTCAACAAGATATAGGGCAATTAACAACTGCGTTAATTAGTGGTTCAAAGTAATATTTATTATTATATGAACGAGGAATTGACAGAACAATACTTGAATGGAATATATGATAATGTTATGCGAGAACATACTCGTCTTTTGAATGATATGAAGAATACTTCTACTGAAATGGAAAAAAATAAAGAAAGAGATATAACGAAACAATTATCTCTTTTGAATAATCTAATGACTTCTTTGTTGAAATTAAGGAATGTTAAAAAAGATATAAAGTCCAAAGCAGATAGGTAGAAATCTTATAAACTTTAAAAGGACAAATCTCGTCCTTTGGACGAGATTTTCCTTCAAATCGCCGAAGGCGATAATAATATTATCTTCTTTATTAATATATGCCGAGAAAAATATTTAGACCAGAGAATATGACACACAATATGATTCTTGGAAGAAAAACGCCTTATGGAGGTGGTATGGGTTCTGTTCTTCTTTCACGAGGTGGAGGAGGTGGAGGTTCAAGTTATTCCTCACCAAATGAGTATCACGAAATAACTGGAAGACCTATACCAATCGGCGGAGGGTTTCAGCGTGAAGTACCAATGAATACAATTGCTCATAAACATTTAAAAGGAGTGAATGAGAAACTTCAAAATCTTTTAGCAAAACCTTCAATGAAAAAGAAAAATATTACATTTAACGCTTGAAATATTCATTATCTTTGCGTAGTTTAGGATATTATTTTTTATTAGCATAAATTATAATGTCTGGTAATGCCCAACAAGGTGATACGCTACTTTTTGATATGTCTCAAGCGACGGAAGGGACACCGCAAATTTTTGTACGCCGTGATTGGTTGTCTATACTGGATAATATGAATCAGTCCTATGTTGGAAATCAGTCAATTATTGATACTTCACAACTTGCCAACTCCAACAAGTATATGAGTTATTACGAGGCAACTTTAATAGTTCCCTTGATACTAACACTTGTCGCCCCAGTTGGTGCGACACAGTCCAACTTTACAACCGCACCAAATGATTATGTGCTGGGTCTCAAAAATTGGTTGGGAACAATCGTTCATTCCTTCACCCTTGACTACAACGGCACGACTATAATTCAACAAACCCCATTTGTTGGTCTTTGGAATACTTTTTGTCTTATGACTTCTTTTAACTACAATGATTTTACGGAATGGGCGTCAATTGGTTTTTACCCAGATACTTCTACTTCTTGGGCATTTAATGAATTCACTGGTGCTCTTGTTTGTACTCCTAATGGTGTTGGTAGTTCTAATAATCAAAATTATATTCAACCTACTCCTCCACTTACTATTTACGGTCAAGAAACAATTGGAAATATTGGGTTTTTAAAGAGACAGCAATATTTCGCATTTGATAATGTATCAACTTACGCTCAAGGACAAGGAAATGTTAATACTATTGGTGCTTTAGGCACTGGTCTTATTCAACCTTCAAGTATTTCTGGAGCATATAAATCTAATATTTTCAACAAACAATTGGGAACTACTACAAAAGGTGGTGTTCTTCAACAAGCAATTGTGGGTCAAATTAAATTACGCCACCTACACAACTTTTTCCAAGAAGTTCCGTTGTTAAAAGGCGTATTTATGCGTATGACTATGAATTTAAATAATTCTTCATTTTCTTTTACGACACAAGCATTTGTGAATACAACGGCAAATCTTGCTATTACCGCTCTTTCCAATGTTGTTTGTCCTCTTGGCGGTGTGAATCCTCTTATGATTGCTTCAGTTGCCACAAATAATGGTTCTAATAATTGTGCTTTGACAGCAACAGACGGAGTTTATAGTGCGTCTATTGCTGTTGGTGGTACTTGTCTTTCTAATACTCAATTAAATACTGGTAATGGTGTTGCTCAAAGTGATATGCTTAAATCTATTATGTTGAATATCCCGTCATACGTTTTTAACCCAATTTACGAACAAGCATATCTTTCGTCGTCTGTCAAGACTATTGTTTATAATGACTTGTATCAATATCAAATAACTGGTGTTAATCCTAATGCCGTATTTAACAACTTGATTACAAATGGAATTTCTGGCATACAGACAGTTCTTGTGTTGCCTTTTTACTCCGCAAATTCCAATTTAGGTGTTTCTCCTCTTCAATCGCCTTTTGCGAGTGAGGGTGGTGGTACAACTTCTCCTCTTTGTCTTCTTGGAAACTTTAATGTTGTCATAAGCGGACAAAATGCCATTTATAACACAGAACGTTATACTTACGAACAATTTACACAGCAGTTATATGGACTTAATGCGACAAACGGCGGTCTTACAGACGGTGTCAATAGCGGTCTTATTAACCAACTTGACTTTGAAACTATGTATAACTACTATGCTGTCAATGTCTCAAGAATGTTGCCTATTGAAGAAGGTGTTCCAAAATCAGTGAATATTATTGGGCAAAATTTGACTAATCAACAATTGGATTTGTATGTGTTTGTTAATTACAAAACTTCTGTCTCAATTGATATTCTTACTGGCAGTAGGGTTTAAAAATAAAAAATTGATTTGATTTTTCCAAAGGTAAATATCCTTACTCTCAAAAACCAATATGTCAAACAACGATTTAAAGACAACTGAATTTAATAATATACAAATGGACGAGAAAAATACTCCTATCATTCCAATTAAAGAAAAGAAAAGAGGACGACCAGTTGGTTCAAAAAAACCAAGACCAGTTCTTATTCCAGAACCAATAAAAGTAGTTTTTGAAGAAGACAGTGAAGACGAAAAAGAAGTTTCACCTCCTCCAAAAATAATGTGCGACGCTGAAACGCAAACTGAAGTTGAAGAAGAAGAAGTTGTTCCTTGTATGGATTGTGCCAAAAAGCGTTCCAAGAAGGATAATCCAAATTATTGGAAAGAATATTATGCGGAACACAAATCAAAACTTCTTCAGCAAAAGAAGGATTGGCGTGATAAAAATAAGGATAAAGTTAATTCTGTGAAAAGAAAGGAATATCAAAAAGAGTACGATTCAAAACACAAGGAGCAAATCAAAGCAAGAAGAGAAAGATTGATTACTTGTGAATGTGGGGAAGAACTCAAACATTACTCTCTTCTCAATCACAGAAAAAAAAGTAAAAATCATAGTCTCAAAATTCAGTTGAAGATTGCCAGAGGAGAAATTATTGTTCCAGTTGCCGAAATGAAAGAAGAAGATACTTCAAGTGATACAAGCAGTTTGAGTGGAGGAGGAAGTGCGGAAGACGCTCCCTCGCCAAAGGCGAGTAAGCAGAGGGCAACGCCCTCACAAGCAGAAGAACAAGCGGAAGAAGAACCAGTTTGAAAAATTAATAATAATTCTTAATAATTATTATTAATCTATTAAGTTTAATAAAGTGTATAAGTCAAAGGAGTATAAAATTATAAACTATTTTTTTGTTTAGAAGTTTTGATAAGGTGATAATCTTACAGCACCGCTATGAGGAGAATTATTATCAACTTGTCCTTTACCAGAAATACCCTTACCTTTCAGTGTTCTTATTTTTGCCATATATGCTTTTGCTTCTGCCGACCCTTTAACCATATGAGGTTTTCTTTTCTTGACACCAGTTCCTTCCATTGAAGAATCGCTTGAACTTTCACTACTTGTTTCGTCGTGTCCGCCTCTATGATAATACATATCACCTTTTTTCGTGGTATAATCCATATCACCTTTGTGAGTTTTGCTCATACTTCCTTTCACACCTCTACCTTTTTTAGGAGGTATATGATATCCAGCATATTCAATACCAGCACGACCCAAATCTTCTAATGGTTGGTGAAACCCTTCTGGTACTTTATCCCATACTTTATCAAGTTCTTTTTTCAAATTACCACCTTTGGATTTCTTATGTTTTTTCAAACCTTTGCCTAAAGGTTTAAAATCATTATGACCTCCCAGACCAAGTGCTTGGTCTGCCTTGTATCCAGCGTACGCTCCAGCGGCACTGCCAGCAATTGCTCCTACTGGGGCAGCAGCACCGAAAGTAGATAAACCTCCCAACAAGGCACCAGCAGTTCCACCCACCCAACCAGTAATTGCTGGTATGGCATATCTTGCTCCAGTCTTCAAGTCGTAATCAAGATTTTTTGTTCCAGTTTTCGCTTGATTGTATGTTTTAACAACTCCAGTTTTAATTTCGTCGCCAACTTTAACAACTGGAGCAACAGCGTGTTCTACTGCGTGTGCCACACCATTTTTTTGAGGGTTGAATGCTTTATTGAATGCTTGACCTATTTTAGATAATTTTCCTCCGTAAGAACGAGTAGCATACAAACCCATACCGCTACTTGAAGAACCCACAGACATTCCCATTCCTCCTAAATCACTACTTTCACCGTTTGAAGAACCAACAGATAAACCTCTGCCGTGTGTTAATGCTATAATACGAGGGTGGGGCATTGTATCCATATTTTGAATTCCCAATAAATGGTGAAGATTCCTATGAGAACGCATATATTATTAAATAAGATATTTTTTCTTATTCTTTGTCAAAACCATTTGATAGTTCTCTTTAATTATCATTAGGTGGTAGTTCTCCTACATTATCGTCTTTTGAAGTAGCATTTTTTACCATAGTTTTTATAAATTTATTTTTAGCAACACCATTTTTTTGAGGATTAAATGCTTTATTAAAAACAGCACCTATTTTGCTTAATTTCCCACCTTCTGTTTTATGTTCCAATATATTTACATAAAATTGTGCTTTTTTATGGGCGACTTTACTAAATTTATCTGGATTCGCTACAACGAAATGTGCGAAATGTTCTAAATCTTCAATCTTATCTTTAAAAGTTGGATTATTTTTCATAAAACGATTATATAATGCCTTAAATGTACCCCACTTAATATCTTCAAAATCTATTTTAGGTTTTATTCCTTCG